TTAATGATGAATGAGGATAGGTAATGGCAACTAGTAGATACGAGTATACTCCTAGAATATTGGGTAGGTCAACATTGGCAACGCCATCAGTCTCTTCTAGAATATACTATGCAATTAATAATGGATCCATTCCGTATACAACTATGATCTTAAAGGAGTCACAGAGATTAGATCATATTGCTGGAGGTGCATATGGGGCATCCTCTCTCTGGTGGGTTCTGGCGGCAGCTAGTGGAATAGGATGGGGGCTACAGGTACCTCCAGGAACAATAATTAGGATTCCAAGTGATATGGGTGCAATCTTTAGTCTTGTGAGATAAAAATGTCAAATTCTGTAAATAATCTATCAGCTGCTGTAAAAAATCTGGGCCAGTATTTTAGCATGCTTGGTAGATCAGATGTGATATCTATGATGATAGAGGGAACACAGGGAAGTGAGGATGCTTTAATGTCCTTATCATCTGCAGATCTTGGTGGGGGAGATTCATCACCCACGGGTGATTTAGATGTGCAGGTTATAAAGGACCTTATGTATATATTGATGGATAACACAGAGGGAGCTTTTTTTACAAAAGACATCCTGAATACAAAGTACTTAAGGTCTAAGTTCGATGTTAATACCTCTGTTGATGCAGGAGGAAATCAGTATGACGGAATTGATAAGTATGTAAGGGTGGTATATACACCGGGCCACGTTAGTGGAGAATCTTCAGCTGTATATAATGAGGATTCAGGATGGACTCACACAGCTCCAGGAGAATTACAGTCTGCCGGTCTGCTTTCTTCATATGACATAAATGAAATAACAAGACCTGGGTCATATAGCACTGACGGCGACGGAATGTGGAGGCCCACTCAGTCACTGCTAGATTCTAAGGTTAATGTAGCTGCAAATCCAGACAGAACAGGAGCAGATGGATCTCCATCATTATCAGCATTTGTATTTCCAAATCTTAGGGTAGGGCCTCCAACAAGAAATACAGATGCCGTCGCCTTGTTTTGCAATTCTATACCCACACTTGAGATGTCAAGATGTGTTCCTCACATTGATATAAAATTTGTATCTGAGGTTCCTCCAATTGTAGGTGAAAGAACCAAGCAATTATCTATCTTAAGGTTTTTAGGAATGGATCAGGAAGGCATGGACAATATAGGATTGAGTGATGCTCTTCCCACAAATATACAAGGATATCTACTTTCAGATCCATCAGCTCTAACTACAGCAACATCTGAGACAGGAACAACATATGGCACCTCTGTTTCTTCTGCTGGAATGGAGCTTTTTACATCTCCCCAGATGATGGTGAATGCCAATATGAATAAACCAGGTGAAGATTTTGGTGGGCTAGCAGGTCGTGTTAGGGACCCAATGGTGCCTCTTGCCACGCTAGATCAACTAAAGGTCGATGTAGCTGGTGTTGGTCAGCACCTACTAGCAAATAAAACAGGAACACTATCATTTACGTTACATGACAGATCCAGGATGGCAGACATAGCACCATTGATATCGATGGATTTATTTTCATCTACATTTATCATAGTTGAATATGGGTGGATTCACCCACAAGGAAGCGATGCTGATAGTAATGTATTTGGTGCTCTTTTAAATTCAATGAGAAGCACAGCTGCATTCAATATAGTTGCAACAAACTTTAATGTTCAAAATGACGGACAGGTAAAGATTACTATTAAGCTAGCATCGAGAGGATCACAAGATATAAGAACTATTCCCATTGGTATAGGAAATGTTATGCCTCTAGCACCTTTAAAGGGTATGATAATTCCATACCTGGCCAAGAGACTTGCAGCAGAGAAAAGTAGAGCAAAAGATCATCAGTCAAGAGATATTCTTCAAAAGGTGCCAGTATCTATGAGCACAGTTGCAAGAAACTCAACTGTTGTTCCAAGATCAGTATATGATAGATTTATTGCGCTTCTTAAGCACACAGATACAGAGCCTGGAGTTGCAGAGCTAGAAGAAGAGATAAAGCTACTAGTTGGAGAAGATGGTATATCTGGTCTGGAGAGTGAAAGTCACGAGTCGCTTGCACATGAGGTTAGGGCAAAACTAACTGGACTTCGCAATCCTGCCACACCAGATCCATTTAAAATGGAGAATCACCCGCTTTGCATACAAAAGGCAATAAAAGCCGGCGTCGTGACTGATAACTTTACATCTCTAGGAAATATATTCTTGAGCTTCGTGGGTTACCCATTAGCTTGCTCAGGAAAGTTTGATGAAGTTCAGATGATGTTTTATAGATTTAATAATAATTCAGCAGAGGCAAGAACGCTACCCACCATAGCTAGCTTTGAGGTGTATCATGATGAATTATTTTTACTACTAGACAAATATATAAAATCTAATCCAGCGATGTCAGTTCAAGGATTTATTGGTTTTATAAATAAAAATTTCACAAATAATCCGTCTGATTATAATTTTGGATTCGACCTAGCAGGAAAATATAGACAGCTAACTGCTGCTCAGGGCGCAGATGCTGAGACAACTGATGACAAGAAGGAGAAGCAAAATGCTGTAAAAGCTATTCAAGATGAGATAGATGAGTTTCTTAGAACAACATATGGAGCATCAGGTGGTGGGCAGCCCAGGTTCGATCTTCCAGACGTGAGAGTTTATTTTGAAACTCTTCCTGCAATGACCGTGGAGGAGACAAATCCGACATATCCTTCTGTATATGCGGATCCATCAAAGGTCATTCTTAGGGTGCACGTATTTGATGCAGCAGCGACTCCTCACACACATGAGCTATTTTTGTTATCAGCTATGTCTGATGGAGATATAGCCATATCACTTAAAAATGCATCAAGTTCAGCAAACTCTGAGGCAGCATCATCCTCAACATCAGAGTCAGACGTCCCTGCAGCTCCAGCACCCACAGGTGCAGAGGGCGGAGAGTCAACAAACACAGATGTCGCATCCCCTGCTGCAACAACAAGCACAGCAGAATGGGATGTGATAACTACAAATTTATCAAGCACAGACATAAAGAAAATGATAAAGTCATCTGTTCCAAGTTTCACATTTGGAAGCCAGTTTTCTGCAATTACAAATCTTTCTCTTAGCTCGACTACATCGGGTCCGGCTTCTGATGTCTTTATATTAAACGCTAGAGGTCACAGTAATGATCCACAGGTCGCAGAGGGAGCACAGCAGCCTTTTGAGGATGTACAGGTCATACCTGCTTCAGTTAATATTGAAATGTTTGGATGCCCGTTACTAGAATACGGTCAGCAATTTTTTGTCGATGTAGGAACTGGAACAACAGCAGATAATATGTACACTGTAAATAAGATAACTCACACAATTAGTGCAGGAAGATTTACAACAAATATTGGTATGGCTTTCTGTTCAAATGGAACTATGAATAGCTTTAGATCAATACTTGCAGCCAGCCTTTCAAAGCTAGGTGAAATAAAGAATGAATCTGATGCATCTTAGTTGAAAATCTAGCAGAGTGTGGTATAAAATAACATGTGAAGATAGCAATTTCATCTAGAATACTTGGCACACAAAAACATCTTGTTAATAGCGATGAGCGCGAGAGGTTTCAGTGGGTCTCAAATATTCCAGATGATGCATGGATTCTTGATGATATTCCGGCTATAAGAGATCTTAGATCTATATCTGAGGCGATTGGTGCCGATGTATTTGATTTTTTAAAAACTCCTCATGGATCAGTGTGGAGAGAAATATTAAAAAACAACAAAGAAGATATGATCGGAATACCATGGGTGGATGTGATACCGTCAGATCAGTTTAAAAGATATCTGCTAGATGCTCTAGATCAGCTCTGGATGATCACTAGAGATGAGATCGATGGTTACTATATGAATGAGTTTGTAAGCAACAGAGAGCTTCTATTGAGACTCAAACGATCTGCTATAGATAAGGATATTATTCAAAATTTAATGAAGGATAAGTTAATTTCAAATAAGTCTGAACTTCAAAAATTTTATTCTGATGACGGGTTTTCTCCTACGGTAAACTATTGTCAATCTGGATCAATAACGGGAAGGCTAACAATAAAAAGTGGGCCAAATATTCTTACGCTAAAGAGAAGCAATCGTAGTATCTTTAAGTCAAGATATCCCGGGGGAAGACTAATTCAAATAGATATAGTTTCTCTTGAACCCAGAATAGCTCTCTCTGTGTCTGAAAGTGAGATACCATATGACATATATAGCTGGGTTAGAGACAACGTTCTTATGGGAGAGGTAACAAGAAATCAAGCAAAGATAGCTACAATTAGCTGTCTATACGGTATGTCAGCATGGGCACTATCTAAAAGACTACCTGATACAATCGACGCACAAAATGTGCTGTCAGATGTTAAAGCATATTTCGACATTCCATTTTTAGAATCTAGACTTAAAGATCAGTATAAGAGAAGTGGATTTATTGAAAATTTTTATGGAAGAAGGATAAAATCAGGAGACGCATTTGTGAACCACTATTTACAGTCGACAGGTGTGGATGTCTCACTCCAGTCATTCAAGTGGCTAATTAATAGAATTGATGAAGAAGGTATAAGTGCTATTCCGGTATTTGTTATACATGATGCTATAATTTTAGATGTTGAGTCAGGTGTAGATAAAATAGCAGATATTATCAAGGATGGTATTCCTGTGCCAAAATTAAATAAAAATTTTCCTGTAACAATAGAAAATATTTGTTAAAATAATAGAGAGAGACTTATGAATAATTTTGAAAAAATAAAAGATAATTGGGGAAAATTTGAATCTCTTTGCAAGAGACTTTCTGACGACAATTTAGATAATTGTATCGATGAACTTGGAGAGAGGATTCTAGCCTGCCCTGCATCAATAAGAGTTGATCAATACGGATGCTATCCCGGAGGTCTTGTTGATCATGCTCTAAAGGTAACTGCGACTATGAGAAAGCTAAATGATGCATATAACTTGGACCTTTCTGTGTCGTCTATATTAAAGACAGGTCTATTGCATGACATTGGAAAAATAGGAGATCTAACCACAGATAATTTTATAGAAGAAGACTCTAGTTGGCACAGAGAAAAACTAGGAAAGCTGTATAAGTTTAATGAGGATCTTAATAGAATGTCAGTTTCTCACAGGACGCTATGTATTTTACAAAACTTTGGAATAGTCCTTACATCTGATGAGTGGTTAGCTATTCAGCTATCTCAGGGATCTCATTTCGAGGAAAATAGATTTTATGTGGGACACGAGCCAACCTTGGCAATAATTCTCCAGCAAGCAAAAACATTTGTCATTCATAGTGAAAAGTAGATATTATCTATCTATGTGAGATATTTATGAATGATGCCACGTCTCACATCTAAAGAGTTTAAAAAGCTATACGCAACATCTATGGACAACATTCCTGAAAAGGGTGTGTGGTCTGGCAGGGGGATCGGGATACCTGTCGCCGGTGCCATTGGTGGCGGCGACGACTATAAGCAAAAGATTGGTCGCGGAAAGCTTCCTGACTTTAGAACTGGAAGACCAACTCAAGGAGCAGATTCAACATTCTCATCATACCTTGCACGCGTAAATACTGGATATGATGATTATGATAAGGCAGTAGAATATATGCCTATGTTTCCTGAGCAAGAAGAGGAAGTGGGTGATATTTATTCCTGGGATATCGAACCAATTAGAAGCAGAAAGCTTCCAAATAACTTTAGGATAATGCGTCCTAAGCAAAAGGGGTTAAAAGAGAAAATGGAATTTGATGAAAATACGCCGGTTTTTAAAAGTAGATATAGCCTATTAGATCACAGAATGGAAGAAGGGATTAGTGACACAATGCTGGTAAAGGGTGCCAAAAAGGGACTTAAGTCTCTTGGTCTATCTATACCATATATTGATGTTATTCTCGGAGGCCTTCTTGGAACGTATTCTGTTATGAAGTTGAAAAGTGACTCTGATGAGCTGATTAGTCTCTTAGATATTCCAGAAAATGCATTTTTTGAGGCGCTATCTGAACAGGATGAAGGTGCGTGGCAGCAGGTAATAGCTTCTATTCAGGGATCTGACACAGTTCAGCTCAAGGCTGTATTTGATCAATTTTTAGATAGACTCAAGTCATTTTTCATACTCTTGATTCAGTCTATGGACTCAGTCGTAACGACAGCTGCTGGAATGCTCGGACCACAGGCTGCAGTTCCTGAGGAACTTGTCACTGTTCCTTTAGCAAATCTTATTACTGGTATAGGAGGCTTTGTAGCAGACATAGTTCCTGTAGAGAGATTTCTTTTTGACATGGCAGCAAGCGGAGCAGGGGTAGTTGAGGATGTATTCGAAATAATGAGAACTAGTAGCCCTGAAGCAGCTGAAAGTTTAGAACAGTTAGCAGAGGAAGGCGGACCCGGTCTAGCAGGAGTAATTTTTAGCCCAGTAAGATCATTTAGAAGGTTGGGAGAGTTCTATAGGGCACTACATGCAGAACCAGAAGATGCACCTACTCAGCTCGTTAAAAAAGGTGTGCTCGACATGGATAAGGACAGCTTTTTAAACCTATTATCTGCAGAAGCAGGTGGTCTTCCAACTGATATAACAGCACTAAACACGATCCCGATGCAAAGCAATGGCGTCTCACCCGCCATATCAGAATTAAAAAGATTTATTAGAGAGTCAATTTATCCTGACTATAGCTCGTATCATGAGGATAAGCCTGTTGGGTATAAGTCAAGAAATGTTCCCACTATTGTTACGAAGCAAGAGGCTGAATCAGTCTTTGACAGGTTAGATGACTATGATGATTTTTCTGTCGCATATAAAGCAGATGGTGGAATTGTTAATTATCAGGCAAGATCTCTAGAAGAGAAGGCTTTAAGAAATCTTATTCGTCAGGGAATTGAAAGAATTCTAGAGAGCAAAAAAAAAAAGTAGATGATAAAGATCATCATGAAGACGACATAGATGAGCAAAACGTAGTTGCAAATCTTGGGGGCGGTCCTAATCTGCCACTTGGAATGTCTACACCAACATTTGGAAGAAAAAGAAGGCCAGCGTGGAAGGCTGCAGGAGACGCATTCGGAGGAGCAAAGCTTGCAGATCCGACTAGCTTAAAGAAGATAAGAAAGAAGAAGATAAGAAAGAAGAAAAAGAAATAAATTAAAACTTGAACATTACTATTAAAAACTATATTATTGAATTGCTGACAAACATTGCATATTAAACATTAAGGAGTTAAACATGGCAAATATTGATTTTGATGCTATCCGTAAAAAGCTTGAGAGGCTAAGCGGAAATAATACAAATAGGTCATCCACATGGAGGCCTGTTGAGGGTGAAGAACATACAGTTCGTTTGCTTTCATTCCCCAACAATGATGGACAACCCTTTAAGGAAAGGTGGTTCTATTATAATATTGGAACTAACAGGGGACTTTTAGCTCCCTATCAGTTTGGAGATCCGGACCCAATTCAAGATCTTATCACTAAGCTTCGTGAAGAAGGTACAAAAGAGTCGTATGAGCTGGCTAAGAAGCTATATCCGAAGATGAGGACATATGCTCCAGTTATTGTACGAGGAGAGGAAGATAAGGGTGTTCAAATCTGGGGTTTTGGAAAGATGGTCTACCAGACACTTCTTGGGCTCATGCTTGATGAGGACTATGGAGATATCACAGATCTAGTAGATGGGAGAGATATCAAGGTCGTCTGCTCTAAGCAGCCTGGAAAGCGATGGGCCATGACAGAGGTCAGGCCAAGAGGAAAGCAAACAAAGCTTTCAGATGACAATAATCAGGTAAAGACTTGGGTCTCTGAGATTCCAGATCTAGATGAAATGTATCAATGCAAGACTAGTGATGAGCTCACAAAGATTATAAATGACTGGCTGAATGATGATGAAGCTCTCACAGAGAGTAGTGACAAGGACGACAGTTCGTCAAATTCAGATACTAGTACTTCTGAGTCTACTGTACCTGCATCAGGATATAGCAGCATAGATGACGCCTTTGCTGACTTGATGTCTGACGATAGTTAATTAAAATGATTCCCCGCACAAATTGTGCGGGGAATTCGTTATGAACAATGTCCTACCGTAGGTGTAAGATATAACATGCTTAGGTAATAAATAATGTCGTCAAAAGGAACAGAAGATTTTACGTCTGATCTTATTCAGTCACTCAACAAGGAACACGGTAGCAGGATTGCTTACAATCTTGCATATGATGAATCTCCAACACATGTAAAGCGATGGATTTCTACAGGGTCAAGATTACTTGATTATATCTGTTCTAATAGAAGAGGTGGAGGTCTTCCTGAAGGAAGAATAGTAGAGATCTTTGGCCCACCGTCAATTGGAAAGTCACATATAGCAACGCAGATCGCTAGGACTACACAACAGATGGGTGGAATTGTTGTGTATATCGACACAGAGAATGCCACATCTGTTGAAAATTTAGGAATGCTTGGTGTTGATGTTTCAAGGCGCTTTGTCTATGTTGACACACACTGCACAGAAGAAGTTTTGTCTATTGCTGAAGCAACCATTATGAAAGCAAAGGCAATGGATAAGGATATACCAGTTACTATTGTGTGGGATTCTGTGGCAGCCTCATCACCTAAGGCAGAGCTTCTGGGTGATTATGACAAGGAATCAATTGGCCTGCAGGCCCGAGCGATCTCCAAGGGCATGCGAAAGATCACGGGGGTTATTGCAAATCAGAGCGTCTTATTTGTGATCTTGAATCAGACTAGAACAAAAATTGGTGTCATGTTTGGTGATCCTACGACGACGCCCGGCGGAAAGGCAATTCCGTTTCATGCTTCTACAAGAATTAAGCTCGGTGCAGGGCAACAGATAAAAGATGGCGATGACGTAATCGGTATTCATGTTTCTGCAAAGACAATTAAGAACAAGGTTGCAGCACCATTTAGAAAGATTGACTTTGAGATACACTTCGGAGTCGGTATAAAAGAGCATGAACAAGTATTCGATATTTTGAGAAAACATGGTCCAGAGATAGTAGACGGAAATGAGGTATCTATTTCTGGAACAGGATCGTGGAAGACTCTGTCTGTTGTAGATGCTGGTACAGGTGAGTGTATAATTGAAAAGAAGTTTCATAAACCTAAGTTTAATGAGATAATGAATAATCCAGAGTATTCCCATTATATAGATGACCTTTTGGAAAAGGTCATGGTCAAAAGTATGAATAATGATGATTTAGATGTAGATGTTAATTCATATGTTGAGGTAAGTGCATTAGTAGATTCTATTGATGATGAATTAATTGATCCAGAAGGCTAGAATGTGCAGGAAGAAAAAGATAGACATCTTGTTATCTTGGTTGATGCACTAAATCTCTTTACAAGACATTTTGTAGCACACCCAGCTGTTAGTTCAAATGGTGAGCACGTGGGTGGAATAGTTGGATTTCTTTATGCAGTAATAGATCTTGCAGAGAGGTATAGACCAGCGCAGATGATTGTAGTATGGGAAGGCGGTGGGTCCACCCGTAGAAGAAATTTATTTAAAGATTATAAGTCTCGACGACGTCCAGAGCGACTTAATAGATATTATGACGACGACATACCTGATACTATTGAAAATAGAAATCATCAGATTTCAACACTTGTTAATATTATAAAGGATCTTCCAATAGAACAGCTGTACATACCAGATTGTGAGGCAGATGATGTGATAGGATATCTTAATAAGTACAGACTTCGTGATTGTAGAAAGTTAATAATTTCTTCTGATAAGGATTTTTATCAGCTTCTTGATAAAAAAACAATTATTTATTCACCAACTTGGAAAAAACTAGTTACAGAAAAAGAGGTAAAGGAGAAGTTTAAGATATCTCCTAGAAATTTTTGTCTTGCTAAGTCAATTTGCGGAGACCCGTCTGATAATATATCGGGTGTAAAGGGAGTTGGATTCAAGACTTTAGCTAAAAGATTTCCAGAATTACTATCAGATGAAGATATCATGATATCAGACATCATTGCAGTAGCAAAGCAAAACATATCAGAGGGTAGCAAAATAAAAGCATTTGAAAGAATAGCTGAGTCAGAGTCTTTAATAAGAAGAAACTGGAAGTTAATATATCTTGATACTTCAAATTTATCAGAATTTCAGATATCTAAAATTGTTAATTCTGTTGATACTTTTTCAGATTCAAGAAATAAAATAAACGTGATGAGAACTTTAATTAAAGAAGGTATTCAGACCTTCAATGTGGATAGAATGTTTTTGTCAATGAATCACATGGGTAAAAAGAATGTCTGACTCATCATACTTTGGGCAGTATGGAAAACAATTTCAAGAAAAGATTTTTCAGTGCTTTCTTATAGATCATCAGTGGTCTACCCAGATGTCGGACGTGATGACGTCTGAATATTTTGATTTAAGATATTTAAAATACTTGACAGAAAGATATTTTAAATATTATGAAAAATATAAGTCTTTTCCCACCCTATCTTTGCTCGTTTCAATCATACGTGATGACCTAAGAGAGGGAAATGACGCAATATTAAGAGATCAAATTGTTGAATTTTTGCATAGAGTAAAAACAAATCCAAATCCTGGAGATTTACAGTATGTAAAAGATAAAACATTAGAGTTTTGTAGAAAGCAGGCGCTTAAGGATGCGCTAGAGAAATCAGTTGAACTCATTGCTTCTGACGACTATGAGTCTGTTGTATCACTTATGAAAGATGCTATTTCTGTCGGAATGCCAAACACGCTAGGTCATGATTTTTTTGAAGACTATGAGTCAAGATTTTCTATCATTAATAGATCAGCATGCCCTACAGGAATTCCACAAATAGATAAAAAAGGAATATTGAATGGTGGGCTTGGAAGAGGAGAGCTTGGGGTAATGATAGCAAATACCGGTGTAGGAAAGTCTCATTTCTTAGTTCATGCAGGATGTGAAGCTTTACGTCGTGGGAAAAATGTCGTGCATTACACATTTGAATTATCTGAAAGAGCTGTCGGAATAAGATATGATAGCAATCTATGTCATATTCCAAGTGATGAAGTAATAGAAAGAAAAGAAGATGTCATTAAAATGTATGAGGGAATGGACGTAGGTCGACTTATCATTAAGGAATACCCAACAGGGTATCCTAGCGTTTTAACAATTAAAAGTCACATTGAAAAGCTTTTACTCAAGTCTTTCGTTCCCAGCCTGATAATTATTGATTATGCAGATATCATGAAGGCTACTAGGAAGTTTGAATCTTTGCGACATGAATTAAAACTTATATATGAGGAACTTAGAAACTTGGCTATGAGTTTAAATGTTCCAGTCTGGACCGCATCTCAAGCTAATAGAGATGCAGCTAATTCTTCAATTGTTGGATTAGAAAATATGTCTGAGGCGTATGGAAAAGCTATGGTAGCAGATATAGTCCTTTCTATTTCAAGAAAGCCCACTGAAAAGGCATCAGGTTGCGGTAGGCTATTTGTAGCAAAAAATCGAGCCGGAAGGGATGGCGTGTTATTTCCTATTCACCTGGACACATCTATATCAAAGTTATTTGTAGTAGAAAATGCAGAGGAAATGACGCTAGGTGATGTTATTGAGACAGATAGTAACTCAATGAAGCAGTTATTGAAAGATAAGTGGAAAGAGGTTAACGGCGACACAGCCGTGTGATAAATTTTTAGAAGGAATGGGAGCGAGCGTGTATAATTTCGATGAAGTTTTTAATGAAAGCGTAAAGTATTTTGATGGAGATGAGCTCGCTGCAAATGTATTCGCTACAAAATATGCGCTTTGTGATAGAGATGGAAATTTTTATGAATTAACTCCCGATGACATGCACAAGAGAATAGCAAAGGAATTTTCTAGAATTGAAAGAAAGTATGAAAATTCAATGAGCGAAGATGAGATATATTCTCTTCTAAAAGATTTCAAATACATAGTTCCTCAGGGAAGTCCCATGGCGGGAATTGGAAATAATTTTCAAATTCAATCTTTATCTAATTGCTTTGTGATAGAGCCTCCGCATGACTCATATGGTGGAATTCTAAAAACCGATCAAGAGCTTGTTC